GCAGTGATTATGTTTTGTAGTTTTTTAACCTTATCTGTATCTGAAAGCTTAGCGTATTCAGGATTTGACATAACAATCTTGTATGCTTCTTGAGTCAGTTGACCTTGTAACTTTTGCATAGCTGTTACTTGCTGCGGAGATAGCTGTACATCTTGCCCATTCACCGTCTGGGTATTCTTTATAATGCTAGGGTATTGAGAAGTTTGACCAGTTACATCTTCTAGGCGAGATATTTCTTTCTGTACGTCGTCAGCTTGATACTTGCCAGTAAATGCAGGGTTAAACATCACGTTGAAGATATTATTGCTGCCGTTTTGGTAGCGTTCATTAGGAGTTCCATCAGGCCCGACTTGTGGCTGAAGCGTCTGAGCTAAGCCAGGTATTTTAGCTTTGAGCATATTCACACCTTGTACAGCTACATTAGGGTCGTAGGTACTTCTAGCTGTATTGTCCATGAGTTGATTTAGTTGACTAACTGCGGTAGGAATGAAGCTTGCAGGTATACCTGTGGCAGTTGCAAGAGCACCCTGAACTAACCCACCACCGTTGCCAGTGAGTTTAGTTAGACCTTGTACGAGTGGTTGGTTGGCTATAGTTTCAAGTCCACCAGCTACCGAAGAACCACCAGCTCCAAGAATGCCCATCATCTTACCGACTGCACCCTTATTAGATGCTTTTGTTTCGTCGATGTTTGCACCCATTGAGATACCAATTGCAGCAGGTTGGAACCAGTCATAACTTACTAATTGGTCGCCATCTCTAAGTTTCCCAGATTCAGGATTAAAACCAGAAGTTACAAACCTCTTAAGAGCAGATACATTGATACGGTACGCACCTAATCCAGTTGCTTTATCTTGGGCATTTACATCCTTATCTTTACTTGGTTTACCAGTGATAATGCCTGCTCTGTGTAGTAATGCACCAGTACCAAGTAGTGCTCCTGAGCCTACGGCTGCACGGCTAAAACTCTCAACAAACTTCTGTTGGTCAAACGGGCCTTTGCGGAACAAAGGTCGAGCCATTTCCATTGTTGATTTAATAAACCCTACAGGTGAGTAATCTAAGCCTCTAGCAATGATGTTACCTGGAGTCTTAGGGTAGTTGATTACGAAGTTACCAGCACCAAACGTACCGTCTTTTGTACCTGCAATCTTATTAAGACCGTTTTTAAATGCAACGAAAGCTTCAGCAGCTCTACTGTCATCTTGGAATGTTACGTATTTACCAGCGTAGTCTGCTCGTTCCATCATTTCTTTAGTAGGTTTACTTACTTTTTCGGCCTTCATCATGTTATGTAGAGCCTGTTCATAGCGTGCAGTGTAGAAAGCCCTATCTGGTACTGATAGTTCTGTTTGCATTGCTTTACTAAAGAATTCTCCACCCTTGCCTCTAAATGCTGGCTGTTTATTACCAATCTGTAATTGACCTTCTAGCCCTGAAAGGTTTACACCTGCCCTAGCTTCTTTAAATGCTTCTTTACCACCCTGATAGCCCCACTTAAGTTGTTTCAATACATTAGGCATATATACAGTACGTTTAGCGTCTTGTCCGAGTAGTTTGCGTACACCAGTCACTGCCATATCAATAGGAGCACCAACAACGTCTTTGGCCATTTCTGTAGCCCCGAAACCTAAGTTACCTATTACGTTACGTATAGCGGTCTTAGGGTTAAGTAGTTGAGCGTAGTACATTACTGTAGAAAGTTTCTCACCAATAGTTGCAGGTATAGTCTGGTGTATTTCATTAAGCATCTTTTGTGTTGCAATGAGTTTATCTTTACCCTCTGGCATCTTCTCTATAGCTTGAGCCATCTTTCTAAACTTACCTGCTTGCTCAGCTGATAGAGTAATAGATGGATTCTTACCTTCAGTAATAAGTACGTTGTTAGCGTCGTCAACAACTTTCTGAGCATACTTAACTACACCTTCAGGTTTGGTTTTACTCCATACTGAAAGTATTTGAATAGCTTGACCTTGCTGAGTATTGCCTGGAGCCATTGAAGTAAATATCTTTTGGGCCATATCAAAGTCGCCTCGTTGTTGAGCTTTTTCAGCGAGTATAAGAGCCTGTGCATTCAACTGTGCTGTACGTGGTTTATTTGATAATACTTCGTTAAGAGCTGCTTGTGGGTTTACATTTATTGTCTCGACAGCCTGACTCATGGTCTTAGCGTTTGGTAGCTCTGTATATGGTTGAGATGTAAGAGCTGCCTTCAATCCTTTAGATGTATTTGAAGAACCTTTGATTGTTTCAATTGTTCCTCTGTCCTTTACTACTTTAGGAGGTAATGCACCGCTTGGTACGGTTTCATATATAGGGTTGCCTGCTAATTGATTCTCTAACTTCTGTGTTTGGGCTACTGTTTCCTGGCCACTATTAACTAGCTTCTCTGCTTGTGTGAGAGCTTTTGGTTGCATGAGTTGCTGTATTTCACCTGTAGTTAGCTGACGGCCTTTTGAGTCCACTACATCACCTGCTGCGGTCATCTTGTAGCCCTTAGGTAATTTAGGCTCTGGAAGTGGAGCTAGTTCGTTAATCGCTACACCCTTTAATTTAGGGCGAAGTGCTTTATCAAGCTCTAATTGAGCTGCTTGGTAGTTCTTAACTGCACCCTGGTAGGTAGGATTAGATGGAGGTACAGATTGCATTACTTTAATTTGGTCTGCTTGGTATTGTTTGAGAGCATTTACCTGTGGTGTATCGTTGAGTTTATTCCCGAACTTGCCATCAGCATTATGTATAAAGTTCTCGTTTACTGCCTTAGATGGTTGAATAGGAGTATCGCTGACAATCTTACCTACTTTTACATTCGTAAAGCCTTGAGCACGTAGTCTACCCTTGTCAGCTAAATTCTTAGCTATCTGTGGAGCGTTTAAGTCAATATGGTTGCCTTTACCTAATATGCTACGTGCTACCCCTGGTATAAAAGGTAGTCCAGCATTGGCAACAGCTGTAATACCACCAGCCATCAATGCTTCTCCTGGGTCTATATTTCTAATCCCTTTGTCACCTGCTTGATTAAGAGCATTTACACCTACACCTGCTCCAAATCCTCTAGCAGCTGCACCAGGTACAAACTTAAGGCCAGCTCGTAATCCACCTTGCCTAACAGCAGCTGCTGTAACACCAGCTTTTGCAGGTGTATATAGTAACGAACCAAGGTTGAAGGTATCAGTACCTAGTTGAGCTGTACCTTTTATACCGCTTTCATAGTTTTTCTGTCCTTGGGCAACATCAAGAACTCTAGCACCACTCTTAGCTATGGGGTTTACAACCATACCTGCAATACCAACAATAGGATTTTTACCTATAGATGTATTAGAAATAGCGTTACTTGCCCTATTTACCTGCTTTGATAAATCTATAGTGGGCAGTTTTACTGGTGAGTTTTGGTATACCTGAGCAAGAGTTCCTGTTCCAGTAGGGCTTAATGGTGAGCGAGCGATTGCAGTTGCAGGATTTTGACGAATACTATTTATCTGTTGGTTAAGAATAGCCCTAGCTCTATCGTTAGGATTAAGTCGTTGTAAGTCTTGTACCTGTTGAGGGTTGAAACCAAGCCCTTTACCAGCTTGCTCAATACCAAACTGATTGAGTTGCTTACCAAATTGGTTTGCTTTCTGTACACCTTGGTTAAATGTATTTGCTTGTGATTTGAATTGGTTTACAGGGTTAGCTGCACTACTAAACTTGTTGATTGCACCGAGAGCTGCATTCAGATTTATCTTTGGTACAGCCTGCTGGAGACGTTGAGCATTGACACGTGCCATCTGCTGGGCCTGCTGTTGGGCACGTTGTTGAGCTAACTGCTGTTCTCTTAGTCTTCGTTGGGCTTCAGCAGCAGCCTGAGAAGCATAGTTGAATGTTTGAGAGACTGGGTTATTGCGTGCAACAAAACTCGCACCTTGATTAAAGGCGTTTCCAACCGCTCCTGCTGCTTTGCGTAGCCAATCAAACATAGCGCACCTATGTTAGGGGCGTAGCTTGTCCGCCAGCTTGTTTAGCGTAGTAATCTTCCCAATATGCAGGGTCTTGACCAGATTGCTTGATAAGACCTTTTGCGATAGTTTCTTTAGCAAATCCAGGTATTGAGCTTTGAGTAATCTTTTGGAGTTGAGCTTGAAGGTCTGCTGCACCTGTAGACTTAATTGGAGCAATAGCGTTTAGTTGACCTCTATAGCCTTGGTCTGTACCAAGTCCTGCGTGTTGCTGGGTAAGTTGTCCAATTTGGGTATCAAAGTTATTACGAGCTCCAGCAAGGTCTGCTTCAGTTCCGTAGAAGCTTGGGTTATAACCAGCAATTGAGCCCCTACCTGCTTGAATACCTGCCATTTGACCAGCGTAAGTTCTGCCTAAGTCGGCAAGTTTTTGCTCTTTATCAGACTGGAGTTGTTTTTGACTCTTTGTATAGGTGTCAGCTGCGTCTGTAGCTGCGTTTTCGTAGTAACTTGAATCACGTATGCCACGGGCTGAGAATGCGTTAGGCAGTACGCCAGAGGCTTTTTCATACTGTTTGGTTAAGTCGGTATTCTGTTCGCCGTAGTTACTTTCAAGTTGGCTTCGTCTTTCTTGTGTAAGAGTGCTTATGTCGTTAGTAAGTATGTTGTATAGGTTATTAAGAGCATCAATCTTATCTTGCAAGGAAGCACGAACCATTGCTGGGCCAGAAGCACCGCCGCCACCGCCACCTGAGTAGTTTGCACCACCACCAACACCCTGTGCTAGTCTTCCTTGTAGTTCTTGGAAAGAAACACCATCAACATTATCAGAGAGTGCCTGAGCTATTTCATTAACATCAGCAGCAGAATACTGCCCCTGAACATTGGCTAAGTAATTGTCTATTGCACCCCTGGTAAGCCTACCCCAGGGCATTGGTCCGTAGAATGGCACTGCCATTTTATATCTCCTATACGTTAAAGTTTTTTGTTCATTTGAAGCATTTACTTTAACTTTAGGAGAATTACAAATTTACGGATAAAAATTGTATAAGAAAAAAGACCCCTGTTTCTAGTTATTAAACAACGGTCTATTTACGATAGGATAAGACCATACCGAGAACAAATAGTATTGCACCGCCCAGTATTAGCACACCCTTAGTTGTATCGCTATATTGAGATACAGAACCAAATATGAAAAACCCCGCACCCACCACTACGAGTAAGTGCCAGGGCTTCACTTGGCTGTCTTTTTCTTACGTAGACTACCGATACCACCTATGAGACCAACTAAGAATACTACAGTACCGCCTAGAATTAGAAAGTCATGGAGCAATCCATCTATAACTATTACTGAGCCAGCAATAAACATAGCTATCCCAGCTAATAGTATTAGTAAAAACTTAATTCTGTTATCCATTTGAGCGTCTCCTCTTTTATGGCTAAAACTATACCACAAGCTTATTGTATTTTCAAGCTGCTGGGAAAACTATTGTTAGAACCTACACAGGAAAAGTAATAGAGGTATATTTCAGATATGAGATATATAAAACTTACACAAAACAAGAAAACTAAGGTATGCGACTGTTGCTACGATAAGGTAAGTAGTAAATGGCATTACGATGGCTTTTATGCGGCTCGAAAACAATGGAATAAAACAACTAAAAAATACGATAGCCTTCGTATGCACGCTGTAATAATGAACACCCCAAAAGGCATGGACACAGACCATATCAATGGAGACAAGTTAGATAATCGTTGTTCTAACTTAAGAATATGTACACGAAGTCAGAATAAGGTGAGTAGCTCTCTAAATAGAAAAGACAACACATCAGGTCATAAGGGTGTGCACTTTGATAAGTCTAGGGGTAAGTATATGGCTCACATATCAGTAGGTGGCAGAATGAGTAATCTAGGTAGGTTTGATGACATAAAAGACGCAGTATCAATGAGACAAGCTGCCGAAGATCAGTATTTGACAAAAGGTATTATAGATTACAAACTACTTACAGGTATGAAGCCTAATCACAGATAGTTATAACCTGTTGGAAAACTTGACAATTACTGTATTTTAAGTGATGACGGAAAACTATAATGCGAGTAAGGTATGTACGTTAATAAGAAACCAAGCATGGTGAATGTTTCGTTGTTATTAGCATTACTAATCTTTACCTTAAGTGTACGTGACTTCGTGTTTATCTTAATACGATATGGGATGTTATTTGTAGCAGTAGCATCACTTGCAGTACCTGTACCGCCCCAGATTTGTTCACCATACATCTGTGTACCCATAGAACCTGTAGCCTCAGTAGATGAAGATATAGTAGCTGTCTTAACAATAGAGTTATTATCTGCGTATATCGTAATAGTAACCGTACCTACAATCTGTCTGAAGTATAGAGTTATATCTACCCAGCGTTTGTATATTTCAAACTCTTTAGCATCAAAAGCTTTAGATACCCAGTAAGCATCAATAGCTGTTCCATTTGAGTTGTATGTACCAGTAGTGATTTCGTACACCTTAGCTTCGTCTTCTGAAGCGAAATAGAGGTGTTTATCTCCTGATGTATCAACAAATTCAGTGAATGCATTAGCCTTTATATGGTCGTTCTGTGACCAGCCTAAGTATCGTCTATCGTAGGTTAATGTAAGGTTGTTAGTAGTAGAACCACCAGATGAGAGAGCCGAGTAGAAGCGGTAGTCAGAAAAGATAGAAGCTACCTTACTTAAGTTATCAGGGTTGATTGTCTGAATAATAGGGTTAATTCGGTTAGAGAGCTCATTAGAACGTATTACATTGTAGTAGTTAGGTTCGTTACCAAGTACATAGAATCCATTGCGTGAGAGGTAGAATACATCGTTCTCTACGCCATCAATAGATTTGTGAGATACACAGCCTGTACTACCACTAATAAGAGATACCGTAGGTACACCAGATGAATCCATAGATAGTTGCCATGTAGTACGTTCCTTGAATATTACAAGTACAGATTGGAACTTAGCAAAGCCAGTTACTTTATCACCATCACCGTCAGCTATATCAATATATTGAGCACCTGTTCCTGCGAATACAGTTGCACCAGGTACACCAGCACTGCTCGAAAGTTCACCCGTAGCGTTCGTGAAGTCACCCCTATCTGTTGCACTTGAGTTATCTGATATGTATACCCTATTAGGTTTAGTTGTTACACCAGATACAATCTGATAGCCATTAAAGTAGATACCAAAAGCACCTGATGGAGCAGTTGTGAGAGCACTGAGAGATAGTGCTGAGTCGAGTACCGCACCTGCTTGGGCGTTATTCCATATATACATCTTCTCTTTACACTGTACGAAGTTTACAGGTTGGTTAGCAGTGAATGTAACACCAGATATTGCAGTCCATGTAGAGCCGTTTAGATACTTCAATTGAGCACCATCTATGGTTAGGAGGTAACGAGTAGAGTTTGTATAAAATGAAGCTAGTCCTTTAGGTGGGTTAGACAAGCCAGTACCTACCGCTGTATAGCCATATGATTTAGATACACATCCAGATTCGACAAATTGTATATTATTTAAATCAGAAGCCTCTGTGTCTTGAATAAGGCTATCTGATACTAGATTATTGAGACCTCTGCCTGGGTTAAGCACCCGAATATCAGGTATATTCTTTGGGCCTTTCTTGGCTGGTATAGTGACCTTTGGCATGGTTATACCCTACCAGTGTAGTGATTGTTCTTCTCCATCACACTTATTGCTCTGCCTACGGGTCTGTTACGTATTTGTTTTTGAACAACCTCTTGGAGTTCTTGTTGAAAGAGGGCTTCATCTTGAGATATATCGGCTAGTGGGTTTTCAGCTTGCTTGTAGTACACCAAAGCACCACGTGCGGCTACCATTGCACTTGGGAAGGTGGTAGAGATTGAAGCATTTACTGATGGGGCTTCTTGGGTATATCGAACAATAAGGTTCGCTACATCATCTTTTGTATTGAGCGTGTAGTCACCTGCTGAACCTGTCAGCCAGTATTTATAATCTCCAGAAACATATTTGTCTTGGTCTTCATAGGGTATTTGTTCGAAGATGTAATCATCGTGACTGCCAGAGTTTACTACTCTTACATCTAGTTCTGGTGATTCACCAATATCAGCTGGCATAGGGCCAGTACCAGACGTTACTGAGACAGTAGCTAATGCCTTAAATTCATCAAACTCAAATGCTCTATAAATACGTTCGAGAGCTCTATCAATAAACCTCTTTCTATCTTCAATACCAGAAGTAGGCACAGTCTGCTCACCTAATAGGTAGCTCATATCTAGGAGTATGTCGTTTTGGTTTATTTGGCTCATATCTAAACTGTAAAGGAATTACAAATTTATATGCGTTCTGGCAAGAAGAATTCTGGTAAGACCTTGTGCATCTTAACAATTATCTTCAATGCAGTTGATTTATCGTGCTGATTCAGTGGGAAGCTTTCAGGGTCAACAACACATAGTAGGTCGTCAATTGACTGTGGAATACGTATAGCTTGTCGCATTGTCTTGTCCTTAGTTTCACCAAACTTTGTATCTATCATTGAGCTGCGTATATCTCTGTTATCTCGAATTGTTAGTAGTACCTCACGAGCAATCTTAGGGTTACGTTTAACAGCTAGGCGTACAGTCTCACGCCATAGCTCACCACCTGAATATTTGTCTACTAAGTTGTCTATCTCTTTAATGAGTGGATTCTCTTTATCCATTTAATATCCTCCCACCAGCCCCGAAACGGAGCTGAGCGGCAATCTACTAAAGTAGAGCTGATGTCTTGAAAGAGCTGTTTTCTGCAAGATATTCGAGGGTAAATTCACCTTCAATCATACCTTTAGTAGCAGAACCAGTCTTAGCAAGGCTTACGTGTTCTGGTTCACGGAAGTAAGCGACACGGAACTTGTCTGGTTGGATACCAATCAAGTCGTAGTTAGTGTCACCAGATACAGTCATGTATCTGTGCAATTTAACTCGCAATACTCCGAAGTCAGACACGTACTGGTCAACAACGTTCACAAGCGTTTTGGTAGGAGCTTCGGTGAAGCGAGTAGTGTTGGCGGTAAAGCCAGAAATACGTCGTTTAAGACGAGCACCAACATAGATGTCAGTAGGTCGTCCACCTTGGTTCCAAGCATTCTGAACATAGTCATTGAGCATAGTTTCACTAAGTGATACGCCAGATTGTGAGGTTGCTACAGTAGTGATAGAGGCTTTTAAGCCAGTCATCGTACGAGTAGCAGAACCTGTACCAGTGGCCAAAGTAGAGCGAAGCAGGTTGAATTCTGCGTCGTTATTCCATTCAGTCATTGCTTTATCCATTTCGTAAGCGTAGCGGTCTTTGAAGCTTGGGTAATTACGTGCTCGTTCAGAGTCACTTACACCAAGGTCGATACGTACGATTTGGGTCTGGTTGGTAACACGTGTTGGGTTCGTTCGGTTTGCATAGGTTGCATCACTACCTTCAACAATTGCCTGAGCAGCAGGAGTTTTAAGAGTGTCAGTTACCCACTCGTGGAGAGTGTTACTGGCAGAGCTTTTTCCTAAGTCTTTTAACAGACTATCTTCTTCAGGAGAGATGTTGGTAATGATGTTTAGTAAGCTTTCCTTACGAGCACCACTATCGTATGAAAATACATTAGCCATGTGTGTTTGCCTTTCGGTTAATTGATACTTTGTTTCGACCTACAAAGCGACTTACATTGGATAAGTCCTATTCTCCAAGTTTGATTTCGCCACTATCCATGAGTGAGCGAAGATACTGTCGTCGAGCGTTTTCGTCACCTGACATAGCTGCTTGTTGCAGGTCTTGGGTGTCGTTCTTGCTTACTGTTGACGATGATTCTAAGGTTGCCGAGTTCTGTACTCGTACATTGTTAGTGGCTTGTTCTACTCCACTTGCCTTAGCAGTATTGATTTTTTTGAAGATTCGGTCTGCAACCTGTTTTGGTGTAGGGTTCTTCTCACCTAGAGAAGCTGCCATTTCACCGAGTCTCGCATTGTTTACCATTCCTCTTAGCTCTTTGTCGGTTGCGATTTCTGGGTAAGCTTTCTCAGCTTGTTGCCATAGTTTCTGTTCTCGGAGCTGTTCTTGTACTGTCCGTTGTGCTTGAGCGTTAGCTTGCTGCACAGCGTTCTGGTAAATAGCGGTAGCAAAGTCGTTAGGGTCTACATTGCCTTGTGCATCTACTGGTAAGGTAGAAAGGTCAATTGGGCTTTGCTGTTGCTGTTGATACTGTGGGTATGTTGGTAAGTCGTCGATAAGGTCATCAACTTCTTCAACTGGAGCTTGTTCAGCTTCTGCCACAGGTTCAGCTACCTGTTCTGTCTGTTGTTCAGGTACTACTTCTTGAGTAGGTTCCTGTACTGGTTCCTGACTTACATCAGGGGTTACTTGTTCTTGTGGTTCTACCTGTGGTTGCTCTACAACTTCAGGTACAACTTCGTTGTTCTGTTCTTCCATCTGTACTCCTTAAGAGACAGTGATAATTACACCATTTCGTCTCATTTGTAACATTTAGGTCATTTGGGTAGGCTATGTGCCTATAGGGTAATAGTAATTTAATTACTTTTTTGTGGAGGGTTTTTGGGCTTTAAATATCCAACAATACAATGCTTGCAAGACATTGCTATGTAATACTCTGTTTCGTCGGTATAATCTGGCTCAAATTCGTGCTTACAATTAGGGTCGTTAATAGGCTTCATATCTTTTTTCTCGATACGTTCAACCTTACCAAACTCACCACTATCACTAGGTGGTAGTGGTTCTACTACTTCTTCATTCGCCGAGTACGTTGATTGCATCTGCTGCCTGTTTCCCATTCTTTAGGATAATGTCCATGCGTGCTTTTACAGCTCGAACACCGTCAATGCGTGAACGATTAGCAATATAATCTTCGTGGTTGAGAGTTGTATCGTTTAAGATAGTGTCTGCAAATTCAGCCAACAAACCATCTATAATCTCATCGATGATTTCCCACTCTGGTTGAGACTTAAGTGCTTCCAACTTGATACTTTTATTAAGTGCCGACTTGTATTTCTCTATATCGTTCATTGCATCATCTCCATTGGGTTAGGTTGTTGAGGAGCTTGTTGAGGCTGTTCAGGTGGCATTTGTTCCATACCTGGTTGCTGCATCATCTGTTCTTCTTGTCCTGCTTGGGCAGCTTGAGCTTTAGCCTGTTCTTCTTCAATTTCTTGAGGGCTGATAATAAGAGAGTCAACTGATTTAATACCAAACTTCTCAGCAGTATCTTCAAACATTTCGTCAAAGTTGAGTGTGAGTGGTTTTGTTCCTGCTACTTGAGCTTGAGCTACACTTGCTTGTTGTAGCTGGAGGGCTTGTTGCACAAAGGCAAGGTAAGAAGTTTTTTGGTCTTCTTTGCTCATAGGTTCCATAGAGGCATCATCTATGCGAAGTTCCATATCACCTTGTAGGTCAGATGGGTTGATTTGAACTGGTCTGTTTGAGTCAGTAAGGGTAAGTGGTTGAGCAATGAACTGTTGGTTGTTAGATAGCCACATCTCACCTACTTGCTTGATAGTCTGCATGAAGTTAGATTTCATAAAGCTAATCATGTCGCCTGCTGCTTGTTGCAGACGAAGAATACCAGTAGCTGTACCCTGTGTCTTATCAGTAGCACTATTCATTGCACCAGTAGCGTATGAGCTTACTGTAGCGTCTTCTATGGCCTTTTCTAAGAACTGGTTTACTATCTGTACTGAGTTAGGGTTAGGCTCTGGCATGTGAGCTGCTTCTGGCTTAGAGCCCCTATAGGTAATCTCACCACCTGGTTGGATAATAAAGTCATTCACATTAGATGTTTCATCAATAAACCATACACCGTCTACAGATAAGTTCCAGTTGTCCATGTAGTGATTGAATGTATCGTTAATAGCACTCTGTAGGCGTTCTGTTAGCTCAAACAGTCCTTCACCCCATATATCGTGTGGGCGTTGTTTGACTACAAACTCTACGAGTGGATACTTACCATGCCAGTAAGGGTTCTTGTGGCAACGTAGTTCAACCCAAGGTGTACTACTTCCGTTCTTACTTCCAGCATCAGCGTAGGTGTAAATCATATCGCCTTCGTAACACTCGTAAATTGCTATTTGGTCGAGAGTCTTATCTGAAGCAATTGGGTCTTGGTCTCCAGTCAGTCTGTTACGAGATTTCTTGTATTGTGCAAACTGGTCAGCTTGAGAGTGTGAGTTTTCTAGCTGGTCGAGGTTATTGTAAATACCCTGTTCTTTTAGTTGGGCTATAGTTTTATATTCTTTAATGATAATCCAAGGAGCATCATATAGGTTAGGAGATGAAGGAGCTGGGTAGAAGTTGAAGATGTTAATAGGAATAAGGTCGTTATAACCTACTTTAGACTCAATTACCTTCTCTTTAGTAAGGTCGACTGTTCCATCGTTGCCTATGATACGCTCATATCTTTGTACAGTTTTGGTAGTCCAAGGAACCTTAGCAAATCCTGAGCCAGTAACTACAGCATCAATAAGTGAAGCTAGTATCTTATCCCTGATAGGTTGGGTAAGTCGTGGGTTATCGTAGTCATATTCAAGCTTTCGTTGCATCTTCTCGGCTTTATCTTTAAGCTGTTGGATACGTTCGTTCTCTGTCTTGTAGTATTCTTCTTTTAGTTGAGGGTCGTTCTCAATTTCTTCTGGTATATCTGGCATAGGTTCTGGGTCTCTTAGAGATACTTCAAAACCAGGCTTTAACCCTACAAACTTAGCTATTAGATTCCATGATTTACCAGCAAGTACAGGAATAAATACCTTACTTCTCCATAAGGCAATGTTTTCGTCGTTGACGTTAGCGTGCATTAAGTCAAACCATTTGGCGAACTTATCAAACATTGGCTCTTGGTTCTTTATTGCAATGCCTAAACGCTCAGCCCATATTTTGGCTTGCTTATCTTTATCTTCTTTGGTAGGTTTCTTACTCATAATTGGTATTGTAGTAGTATTACTAAATTACACTGTTATTTCAAACCTAGAAACTTCCCTACTGTCAGTAGCTTCTTAATAAACGCCCCAAAGCTACCAGATACTGTATGTGCGGTTAATGGTTCATCCCACACGCCTGTAATAGATGGCATAGTAGCGATAGCTGGGGCTACAGGAATACCATCAGCCCAAAGGTCTAAACCACCTAAGTTAACTTGTACTCCTGCTGGGTAGGCAATATTAAAGTCATCTAC